ACATAGTCCTGTAGCATCTCGTATGTATCTTTCTGATTAACCATCAGAAGGATGTCTCTACAAAATTTCTTATCCATTATTGTACTGGTGGCTGTCCATTAGGTTGCTCGGGAGGCTGTCCTCCATTGTCTCCGCCCCCTGCACCTGTATAGCCCTCAGCACCGGGCTCAGGAGCTGCTCCGGGAGCGATGTTACCGTTCCCTGTCTGGGTAGGGTCAGATGGGCTTGGTGGCCCTCCTGCCGCTTCCTGTGGAGCCTGTGGCTGTTGTGGCATCATAGCCTGTATCTCAGCCATCATTTTTGCTTGGACCATTGCCTCGCGAGGATCGTTTAGGATACCGTCCTCATCGAGATCCATAGATGCCGCAAGTTCACGTAGGATATAATCGTACTTAACAAACGGTGCCATCTGTGGATTACCAGTCATCTGCATGAATTGTAGTAGGCGCTGTGAACGCACCTCGTTACGCATCAAGCTTTCTGTGCCACGCGGGATAACCTCTAGATCACCTACAAACTGTGGATCGAAGTTAAACTGCATGTTGAAACTAAAGAGTGCTTTACCAAGCGGTGCCAATAGATAGTCGTCAATGTTGCGTACAACTGTTTTGATCGCCTGTTGAGCTGCACCCATCAACATAGACATACCTGCTGCGGTACGACCTACGCCCATAACACCAGTGGTTCCGTGGCTATAAGATGGAATACCTGTCGCCTCGTCTGCAAGCTGGCGAGACTTATCAAACATCATCATAAGCTCTTGGCTTACGTTAGGGAACTTAGTGCCAAAGATGGCTTGACCCGGGGCTCCGGCCTGTCTGCGGAAAACCTTGCCGGGATAGACTGACATATCTTGACCGGGAACCAAATTGGTCTCATCGATCTCGATTAGCAAATTGCCTGATAAAGCACCATTATCCACTGCCATGCGATAGAAGCCGTTCATGAGCAACTGAGTGTCCGACATGTTTTCGGCAACACCAATTCCAAAGAAACTGTAGGGGTTAGCTTCGTAAGGTACAGCAGCGTATGGTATGCGTGTTGGAGTGAATGGATTTAGAACCAAACGTAGGATCTGTCCGTTACAAACCCACGCATTAATCTGTACCTGATCGCGGTCCTCTAAATCTTCGGGTAGCTCGATATCGGCTTCTAATGCCAATTCGCTATCTACCACACCCCAGTATTCTAAGACTTCGTATCGATCAATGTCAGATTTGTTCTGCGCATCCTCGAGAGTATCTTCCCAATATTCTCGTACATACGCAGCTCCCATATCGATTGCCAGCTCGATAGACTCGTCACGGAAGTGAGGACGGTTCTTTAGCTGGCGCATCTGAGTACGGTTTAGACGATGGCGTTGTATCGTGTACTCTGCCTCATCCATATTACGAGCGTCTGGATCTGGGTAGAAGTCCCACATAGAAACGTATTCCACTTTTGGAATGGTCTCAAAGGCAGGATCGTATTCACCCTCAGCTGTCCAGCGCGGGTATTCTTTATCATACGCAAATGGTCCTTTTAGGATGCCTGTACCAAACAAGGCCATCTCGAAAGACATAGAGCGTAGATGTTTAGATGCAGCGCTTTCTTCAAGCTGATCATGCATCTTCTTCTCTAGGTTTTGAGCTGCTTTCTTCGCAGGTTCAAATGTTACTGAGCCCGGATTGATACCCGGTCCTGATTCAAGATCTGAATGTACAGGCTTTAGACGGTCACGATATACGCCAAGGTCTCGGGCAATCTCTGGACGTTTGATTGTACGCGGCACATCAAAATCGATACCCGCTTTTTCCTTAACCTTTTCTTTGGTCAAAGCCTGTGGATCGTAATGCACTTCACCCGCTACGTTGTTAGGAAACTTACGTGCCTCGATACCAATCGGAAACTTAGATCCAGCAAACAAGACATCGATAATCTGACTGTATGCAGCAAGTACCTTAGTCTTCGTGATCTTAACAAAAGCTTGGGACTTCTCTGTATCGGTAAATTGTACGTCTGGTCCGTATAGACCTCGGTAATTACGATACGCATCTAGCCACCGATCTTCATCCGTTAGACGAGCGTCTTTCGATCTCTGATAAGCAGAGTCAATAAACCCAACAACGCCTGAGTATTCGATGTTTTCTAATTCAACATCTCCATCTTCCTCTAGGGATACGACATTATCTTCATCAGTCATATCGTCAGGGATGTTTTTGGGTGGATCCATCAATGCCATGTTTAATATCCAAATATACTATCTGAGGGTTGCCACTGTCTAATCGGTACGCCTCTTCCGCTATCAAAAGGGCTTAGGGACCGTGGTCTCGACATGATCCCGTATCGGATCGAGTCATAGGCGTGGTCTGATGCATAACGAGGATCAATATCATCACTACCCTTAGGATCACTTGGGATCACTGGTAGATCAGCAATGATCTGTCTGCAGTTATTAAAGAAGACTATTCCGGGCTGTTCTGTCTCGTCGTCTACTTTTAGTAGCTCGTGTAACCTGTTCTTACCTGCTACTCGGGCTCCTGCGCTTCGATCTGATGGGCGCCATCTGCAACCCATAGAGATCATCTCTTCTGCAATACTCGGGCCTATCTGCCCTCTGTTGTGCCAGCATGAGCTGTCGAGTATGCCATAGGAAATACTGTCTCCGGCTTCCGCTTCCATGACCGCTTTAGCTAAGTCTCGGCCTGTGTGTTTACTAAGATAAAGCTCTCGATAAACAATCAGTGTTTCGAAGCTAGGGTCTATAGCAAACCAGTGTACCGCACTGTGGCTCGAATACCCATAATCGCAGCTCCTAAACTTACGCCATGTGCTAGGAATCTCAAATGGATCTACGACATGAATGCTTGTCCTAAACTCTGGGAAGGCTGCTCCTGTGGCAATCGCCCAATCCCCTTCCAAGAGCTGTCGTCTCTGCATCTCTGGCAATGACAACAAGTTGGCTTCATATGCGCCATCATTGGACAAGTAAGGATTATCATACAATGATGCGGGTATAAACCGCCTATTGAACAAAGGCTGTCCAGCTTTTTCAGGATGGCTATCAGGATACCTTAGCTCGACGCCTGTATCGATATCTGTAGCAGCAAACGCTGTGTTAGCTGGAGCTGGGTCTACAAACATTGCTTTTACCCAGCCATGCCCCGGCCCACCCGGGTTTGTCGTCGCTCGCATAAAGATCGGTAGATCCGGATCTGTTGTACGCAAACGAGAGCGCATATAGTTCCAAGCGAAGGGCGTTGGATGCTGCGTAAGTTCGTCAAAAGCAATATAGCTAAACGCTTGCCCTTGGTATCTTAGAACATCTTCGTCACGCTCAAGATAAGTGAGCCACAATCGTGCTCCGCTTGGAAATACCCACTGGCTCTTCTTTTCTTGCCACTTCGCACCTTTAAAAGCCTTAGGGTATATCTCTTGGGTCTTCCAGATAATCTCACGTAGTTCGTCATTGGTTCGACGTAAGATTAGACCATTAAACTGTGGGTTGTCGAAGTACCGCATTGGATCCGCTATAAGCGAGTAGGTTTTTCCACCTCCGGCTGCGCCTCCATATAGTACCTCACGTTCACTGGCGGCTAGGAACTCTGTTTGGGGTCCGGGGTTGGGAGTGAAGATCACTTCCCGTTCTTCTGGGACTGCCTCAAAATCTAGAGTGTCTGAGATACCTACTACATCGCTAAGCGCATCTTCGTTGGGCTTGCTGCGGTCTTCCCAGTTTTCCAGTTTTTTTTTCTGCATAGTCAGGACGCGCTTTGCGTCAGCTGCCTTACGCTTGATCTTAGCCTTGGCCTTTTCTGGACCAGTCTTCGGAGCACGAGCTCGGCGTTCCTTCCTTTGGCGCTTTTCCCGCTCGTTCTTAGGGTCTACACCTCGGCGCTCTTTCCAGATCTTGTTGATGCCTTGGTGTGAAATTTTCTTCCCAGTCTTTTGACTGAGCCATGTAGCAGTCTCGCGTAGAGATCCGCCACCATCGATAAAGTCTAGTGCCTCAATAATATACGGCACCATATCAGGATCGGGTATGAGAATGCAGGGGTCATCCGGTGCTGGCATATATCCATATGCTATGCGCTGGGTGGGGGTAGTCCTGCGTTTCTCTGGAAAATCAGGATGATCGGTCATTAAGCCTCTTGCTTAGGTGGGAGAATAAAGATTCCGCCCTCTGGACCTTTAACTTCTAGGGTTTCACGTTTTACCACACCTGCTCGGTCTAGTACTTCCCGAGCCGCAGCTACGACATTGCGAGCACCTAGAGCACTTGGGTCTGTAATAACATTTGTTAGACCAACTGCTGCCTTGGGTGCGTTCATCGCAATCATCATCTGCGCTGCTTCAACGATGTGATCCTTAACAGGCTCAACGGCTTCCTTGATAGTCGTGTGCTTGGAATACCCTGCAATATCCATAGCGGCACGAATATCTCCACCTGCCTCGCCTACGATAGCATCTACAAACTTCTGCTGTCTTTCTGTAAGTGGCTTCTTCTCACTCATTTGCTCATCAGCCTTTGCTCAAGATGTTGGATAGTGGCCTCAGCTCTCGCGAGCGATGCCTTTAATTCTGATACTTCACGGAGCAACTGCTCTTTATCCTCTAGCACCTTGTCCAATTTCTCAGACAAGCGATCCACTTGTTCCTTGAGAGTTTCCTGAAACTCAGCTCTCTGGTTCTTATCTTCCTGAGAGGCTTTAAACTTATGCTCGGCACGTTTTGCCAGATAGGTCCAAAGACCACCTGCTGAGATTAAAGCGATGATAATGGGGACAAGCTGTTCAGTGGACATCTACAAATCTTTTATGCTCGAGAATTTGTCTGTGGACTAGGTTTGCTAGATAAAGGCTCCACCCAGCCAGCCATATCAAGGCTGCTGCATGTGATACCTCATCGACTGTGGTCATTGGCATATGGGTCATGGGACGTACTGCCTGATCCATGCCTGTTGCAGTCATAGTGTAGTATACGTTTTGCATGGGCTTAGGCGCCTCGTACATCATGTACTGGAACAAGATCACCATGCTAAAAACAAAGTCCGCTAAAAGCGTGTACTTTAGTAGAATTCTAGGAAGCCATACTGTGGCTATTACAACAAATACGCTTAGAGATCCCCAGATGCAGATGAGCGTAGTATCCACATGCGTTACGAACATCCCTGCCATAATAAGGCCACACATTGCACACGCAATATGCTGGGCAGGTCCGTTAGCCGCTCGTACCTTCTCATAGGTGCCTCTGAGACCGTAGGCTTTCATTTCTTCTTAGCCTTGTTCTTCTTCGAATTAGGCCAGCCCTTTTGCATATCCTTGTAAGCTTTATCGCTTACT